CAAAATCTCGCTGCCGTAGCGTGACCCCGCTCACGCTGAGCGTGCCGCCGACGATGATGACGGCGACGCCAGCCGTCCCCACATGCGAGCCGGTCACCGCGATGACGTCGGTGGGAAACGCAAGCGGGAAAACGATGGAGAGATCGCCGCCGGCATTCGACGTCGCAAAGCCGAACTGCAGGATCAGCCCGCCCGGCAGCCGCTGATAGCCCGGGTTTGCCAGGCTGCGCGTCGCGATCTGCAACGACGCGGGCGTCACCGCGACCAGCGCCGAGGTTCCGGCATCTGTCTCACTGTTCTGCGCAAGGCGCACCGTGCCGCGGGTGGTGTTGGTCGCCTGCAGCCCGACCTGGTGGATCCATGCGTTCACGCCATCGGATCGCAGCGCGGCGGCCGACCACTGGCTGGTCAGCGCGATCGAGGCCGCGCCCTCGATCGTGTCGGACCCCGCGCGCTGGATCGTCACCGCATTGGCGCTGCTGTCGGTCTTGACGATGCGCAGCGGGATCGGCCGCGCGTTCATCGACGCCGCCCCCGGCAGGGTGATGGTGCGCGCCCCGCCCGAGGCATCCACCAGCACCACCCCGGCATCGTCGGCCGTGAGCGTTGTGTTCGCCGCGACAGTCCGCATCCCGCCGCCGTAGAGGCGGTCATTCGCCCGGCGCAGCTGGTCCTGCACGGCGCGGTCGAGCGTGATCCCGGCGCGCAGGATCGGCGCGACAATCTCCTCCTGGATGGAGTTGAACCACTCGTAGCCCGGCACGGTGGCCGGGACGGAGCCGACGGGATCGCCGCCGGTGAAGTAGCCCGGGGTGCCCGGCGATGCCGGCGGCGCGGGCAGGGCGGCGACGGCGGTGGATCGGGTGACGCGCTGCATGTCAGGCGACCTTTCGCAGGATGAGACGGCGGAGGTGATTGGCCCCGGCCGCCGTGGCGGCCGCCGGCCAGTCGAAGCGCAGGCTGCCGTTCGCCGACAGCAGCCCGGCGGCGGCAAAGGAGGCGACCGCGCCGGCGGGCGTGGCGGCCTCGATCGTGGCGGTGTAGAGGCCGTCCGGGACCGCGAGGCGCAGTTCCTCCCCGGCGCCGGCCTCGACCATCAGGCCGAGCAGGCCGTATTGCGGGATGCCGCCGCGCCGCGCGCCGAGCGTGACCGGCGGCACCGAGGCATGCAGCACAGCGCCGCCCCGGTTCAGCACCGGCAGGCCGATCGCCACCGTCACGTCGCCACCCACGCTGCCCGCCGGGGTGGCGAGGGCGACGGAGATCGCCGCGGTCGGCTCGTTCGCGCCAAGCGTCCGCGACACGCTGCGCAGCTGGGTCGCGAGCGGCGCGGCGGTCGGCGCGGCGACCGTGGCCGGTCCTGCCGCGAGGGCCCCGATGAAGACCCGCAGCGTCCAGCCGGTGAAGTCGCCCCCGAGCAGCCGGACATAGGCGCCGGCGCTCCAGGTCTCGCCCGCCAGCAGGGAGATCGAGGGGATGAAGCGGAAGTGGTAGTTGTTGGCTGCACCGGACCCCGGCGGGGCGAACAGCCGGACGCGGAAGGCGGGCATGCCGTCTTCCTCGGCGACCGGCAGGATCTCGCGCGACCAGCCGGACACCGCACCGATCGTCCAGCCGGTCGGGGCCGTGCCGGGATTGCCGGCCACCGTGCCGTCCGCCCAGGGGTTCGGCGTCTCGTTGTAGGTGAGCGCGGCCTGGTAGCCGAAGCGCGGCACGTTCGCGCCCATGCTTTCGGTCGCGCCGCGTTCGTTGATCCGGTCCGCCGCGCCCGCGCGCGTGAAGGTCGTGCCGGCGGGCAGGCCGGCCATGAAGTCCCATTCGTCCTGGAAGGTGTCGAACAGCGGCACGGTGTGCGCTGGCGCCAGGCGCCGTACCGCGCATTCATGCGGCAGGGACGACCACGCCCGCAGCGGCTGCTCGCAGGCGTCCTCGCAGGTCGCGTCGGTCACCACGCGGCCCGAGCCCCACACCGTGAAGGCGTGCGCCCAGGGCTCGTCGGTGATCGGCGCCTCGCAGCCCATCTCGCAGTCGTGCTGGCGGAACTCGGTGACCGAGGCGCGCACGCCATAGGCCAGGGACACCGCCTCGATCGCCGCCGGCGTGGGCGCGAAGCGTTCGGTCAGGCGTGCGATCACCGCGGCGCGACGCTGTTCGATCAGCGTCAGCGGCGCAGAGCATTCGTCCGGCAGGCCGAGGGCGCGTTCCCAGTCGGCGAGCATCTCGGCGGTGAGCGGCGGGTAGGATTCGCGCTCCGACAGGTCGCCCACGCGGGCGTGCAGCGCCGCCTGCCGCGCCGCCAGCGCGCCGAGGAACCGCGTGAGCACGGCATCCTCATGCCGCGGCCAGGCCGCCCCGCGCGGCAGCAGCGCGGCCAGCGCGGCGCGGAAGTCCGCTTCCCGCAGCAGCGCGGCGGTCATGCGTAGGTCACGGTGCCGAGCACCGGGATCTGCCCGACCGCATGCGTCACATCCGCCGCCGGGATGGTCAGGGTATGGTGCGATTCGCCGGCCGCGCGGCTGATTGCCTCGATCAGGCGGGATCTGCGGATGGTACCGCCCGGCGCGCTGTCCCGGCGAATGGCGGCGGCGAGCTCCGCCTCAACCGCCGCGCGGATGGCCGCGTTGTCCGGCGTGAGTCCGGTGATGGTGATGGCGAGCGGCGCGGCGACCGGCGCATAGACCAGCACGTCCGCCGTCACGGGCCGCTGCGCATCCACCGCGGCCTGAACATCGGCGACGTCGCCGGCGGTCGGGATGATGTTCACCCGCCCGTCCATCACGAAGGCGACATCCACCGTGCCAGCGCCGCGCGCGAGCGGGAATACCCAGGCGCGCGTCACGCCCGGCACGGCCAGCGCCCATGCCACATAGTCATGCGCGGCGCCGCCAGCTGGAGGCGTGCCCATCCGCGAGCGCAGGCGCTCGCGCAGCGGCGCGTCGGCTTCCTCGCCGCCGCCGCCGGTCAGGCCGCCCGCGGCGACGGTCACAGTGCCGAGCAGGCCGGGAATGGCGGTCATCAGCGTGAGCGCGGCGCCGGCAACGACGTTGCCGCCCTCGCCAGCCGCCTCGGCCGCCGCGGCAATCGTGGCAGTGCCGGCGGCGATGGTCCCGGCCTGGGTCGTGGCGTAGGTGACGCCATCCCCGCGCGTCAGGCGCGTGCCCAGCGCGATGGGCGTGCCGTCCGTGCCGGTGAAGGTGACGGACCCGCCGGCGGCGGTTGCAGGCTTGCGCTGCAGGCCGAACATCCGGCACCAGCGATCGAGGTACTCGCCCCCGGCCGTGTCCGGGATCACCTGGCGGGCGATGAAGTCGAGGTAGCCGTACTGGTGGTGCGCAAGCCCGGCCATCGCCTCGGCCAGGACCATGACGACGGAACGGCGCAGCGCGGGATCCGCACCCGGCAGGCGCGCGGCGACCTCGCTCCGCGCCAGGTCGCGCAGCGTGCCGAGGGTCGGGCGCGGGAATGTCATCGGGCAGCCTCCACGCTCCAGAACATCTCGAACACCTCGGACGCGATGCGGCCCTCGGCCTCCCGCCGGATGGTCACGACCAGGCGCAACTGGTCGCCCATCGCCCCGCCCCAGGCCGCCGAGACATCCACCGCCACGGCGAGGCCATCGGCGAGCATCCAGGCGAGCGCGGCGCGGGCGTAATCCTCCGCCCGGCGGCGGGTCTGCTCGGTGCGCTTCTCACGCGCCAGCAGCCACAGCAGGGACCCGATGGGGTCGGGCGCCTGGCCGTCGCGCGGCAGGTCGCCCCACCAGCCGCGACGATCGCCGGTCCCGTCCGGGATGGCATCATCCGGCCGCGCCAGGGCATCGCTGAACAGGGAGATAGCGACGGCGCTGCGCAGCCCTTCCTCCAGCAGCAGGTCGGGCCCGGCCAGCGCCCAGTCGAAGGCAAGCGCGGCGGGGTCCCAGGCAAGCGCGATGTCGGTCAATTCACCGGCCCCCCGCTGGTGCTGCCCCCGGCCTGCACGCCGGTGTGCCTGTGGGTGTTCTGCGTGATGCCATCCAGCACGAAGGTCCCGGTCATGGTCAGGTTGCCGCTGAGCGTGCTGCCGCCGCCCCCGCCGCCCTGCACCGCGAGCGTGCCGGTGATGGTGAGGTTGCCGTCCACCGTGGTGAGCGGCGCGGTGACGAGAACGTTCGCCGGCGTCTCGATCGAGACGTCCCCGGTCGCGACGATGGTCACCTTCAGCGCGCCGGTGACGCGCACGCCATCGGGCGTCAGCGTCACCTGCTGGCCGCGCTCGTCGCGCAGCCCGATCTCCCCGGCGGCCAGCCCGGTGACGCGCAGCGTCGCGTCATCGGCCAGGAGGGCCACCAGGTGGTCGCGGTTGCCGACCTCGAGCACCACCACGTCCGCGCCCGCGCGCGGGACGGCGGTCATGCCCATGGGCAGCAGGAGCTCCACGCGGCTGCGCGTCTCGCCGTCCAGCATCTGCACGTCGGCGATGGTGCGCCCGCCGCGAATGCGT